GGAAAATAACCCCGGCGACGAAGACGACCCCACCCCCTACGACCACGAAGTGGTGAGTGCTATGGTTACCCTCGCAGAAGAGGGCGACGAAGATAAGCTTACCCAAGACGGCAAACCAAAAGCCTTTGCGGTTAAGGACTTTCTAGGTTATAGTGTGGACTCAGAAGCGCGTGAGAACGCGTGGCACCACGCCCAAAAGCAGCTCCCAAAGGAATAGCAGATGGCTACCGCAGCAAGTGTGATTATCTCTCGGGTCCGAGAAATGCTAGTTGACCCCAGCGGCGTACGTTGGAGCGATGCTAGCCTCATGCTGTGGATAACTGACGCTCAACGCGAGATCGCCCTGTTTAAACCAGATGCCACTGCCACGCACACAAACGTGACGCTGGCCACAGGGACTCGACAGACATTACCGGCGGGGGCCAACAGGCTCCTCCGGGTTGTCAGAAACACTTCATCTGATGGTTCCACGCCCGGACGAGCTGTCCGAGCCGTTGGCCGCGAAATCCTAGATGCGCAAGAGCCAGACTGGCACGACGCAACAGTGTCTGGAGAAGCTTCCCACACTACAATCGTGAAGAACTATTACTATGATCAAGAGGAACCCCTCGCCTACTACGTGTTCCCCGGCGTGTCGGGCGACGCTTACGTGGATATTGTCTATTCGGCCATCCCCGGGGTTGTTGACGAGACCACCGACGAGCTTGAGGTTTCGGACCTCTACCTTAACGCGGTTGTAGACTACGTCTTGTATCGTGCGTATAATCGAGAGTCAGAGTACGCTACAAATCGCGAGAAGGCGGCTCAGCACTATAATTTATTCCTGACAACTGTTACAGGTAAGTCACAGTTAGACTCTATAACAGGACCAAACACTCGACGCGGGATGAAATCAAATGGCTAAAGACTACGACGTCTTCGTACCCCACATCCTACCTCTCTGCCCCGGCGCTCCTGACTTCCTTATCGAGCGAGTGGCGCGCGACGCAATCATCGAGCTTTGCCAAGATGCCCGTGTGTTACGCCGACAGATTGACCCCATCACCTTGGTTGTGGGGGAGTATGAGTATGACCTTGAGCCCCCTGCTAACACAGTGGTGCATGATATCGACTACATCAGCTATAAAGGTGACCTGCTAAAGCCTGTCACAGCCCGTATGTTGGAACGCGACACGCCTGATTGGCGCAGCCGCACCAGCTCCAGACCGCGTCTGTATATGAAGTATAAGCCTGATACGTTGATCGTGGTCCCTAAACCGACAGCCACAGTGGCTGATGCTCTGGATATATCCTTGATCCTGAAGCCCTCACGCTCATCCATCACGTTCGACGACGAACTGTTCGAAGAGTATTTTGACACTATTGTGAATAATATACTGGCCCGCTTGATGCGAATGCCAAAGAAAGATTGGACCGACAAACAATCCTCTGCCGAATACTACGCGCTGTACCACTCGGATATTGAACGTATCCGACGAGAGGCACGGAAAGCAACAGGTGGGGTCGCGCCCGTCGTCAGCTATGGAGGCATAGGTGGAGCATCAGGAAAACTCTCCGACTCTTGGTGATATCAACAAAGAGTGGCACCGAGTTAGGCCCCGTCTAGAGCAACTGTGTATCGACAACCCCCAAGACTGGACACCGCTAGATGTTAAGCGGGAGTGTGTTGAGGGCTGCGGTATCTTCTTTTGCAATGACGAAGGTTTTGTGGTAGTAAAGATATACACATCGGAATATACCGGGGAGAAGACGTTCTTCATCTGGATAGCCTGTGCGTACGAAATTGGCCATGAATACGTCAAAAAGCATTTGCCGTTCTTTGACTTCATTGCTAATAAGATGGGATGTAAGTGGATCGAGACTGCTTCGCCCGTAGACGCTCTAGAGCCTTATCTGGTTGGTTGCGGCTTCACAGTCCGGACCAGATTTTTTGCGAGGCAAGTGAATGAGTTCGAAACCTAAGTCAGCGGACTACGAACCGGGAGAAGACGCAAAAGCGGCTGCTTCGGTCGCGCTTGCAGAATACAACCGTTTTAAAACCAAGTTCGACCCGCTCTTGAGAGAGATGCGGGATCGTGACGTTTCTGACGAGGTCGGCTCCATTGTTCGTGGACGCGCGAACGCTGATGCGATGCAGACACTCACAGACCCGGATAACCTGTCCCTACAATCACTCGGCAACGCCGACATTGAGGGCGCTGTAGGCGAAGGTCTTGCGGGTAATTTACAACAAGCTACAGAGCAGGTGCAAACAGCGGAGAACGACCAAGACCTTGGTGTTCTGTCAGCAGCACGTGGTCAGGCAGCTACAGCTCAATCAGGGCTGTCACAAGCGGCCCGTATCGAGAGTAACGAGAGGCTGAGTGAAGCTCGCCGCAAACAGTCGTCTGCTCAGACACTTATCGACGCGGGCGTCAAGCTGGGGTCCGCTGTAATCGGCTCTGGCTTCCGTAACAAAATGAGCGGTGGGGATTTCTTTACCCCAAACGCATCGACCGTCGAAGGCGAATTTTCAGCGCCTAGCCTGAAAGAGCGCTTCTCCATTGGTATAGGGAGATTGTAATGACAACACCTGTAGGACTTGGATATCTCCCAAACACACCGCGCGTAGTGTCCGGAGAGGGTATCGCTGCCCTCCCCCGCACGTACTCGTCTAATGTGGCCACCCTCCCGAACGTAACTGATCCAGAAGAGACGTTCGCGCAGATTACCCGATCAGAATATCAGGACTTCGTACGTGACTACGGAGGTTTTGAAGACGAGCTTATCCATCGCGCGCAGACAGACACGTCTCTAGTTGACCAAGCCAAAGAGGACCGAGGCATCGCCGCAGGCGTGGCCGAAGGTGTCGCTCGCCGCAACGCGGAACGATATGGCGGAGGTTCTATGACGCAAGCTCAGATCAATGAGCAGAAACGTGCGCTGGGCCGCTCCTCTACACTAGGTGGCGTACAGTCAGTGAATGACTCGCGCTTGGCCCAGCGAGACCTTAATCAGAGCCTACTTGCAGGACTTATCGATATAGGGCAGGGTGTGAACCAGACCTCACAAGCAGGGCTGGCTGACGCTGCCGCAAACGCCTCAGCGCTTGATCAGCAATACCAGAACGCGCGCACGCAGTCGCGCAACAACACAATTGGCACCATTGCTTCTCTGGGCTCTGCCGCCCTCATTGCTGCCGCTCTATAGGTGATATAATGACGAACATTGCAAACAGCATCATCGGCGGCATTAAGTTTGCCGCTGGCGGGGACGACGAACACACCCGCCGCGTCGAACAGGCTACTCGTAACGAAGCTTTGCAGATGGAGGTAGGCCGCGAGAAGGCTAAAACCATTACGCAGCGTATGTATGCCGACGGCCACGATATCCAGTCAGATGGCCGCAAAATCCGTGTGGATGCTGTTAGCATGGTGCAGAACAATCCCTCGCTGCTGCGCGACCTTGTGAACTCCAACGCTGACGACGTACTTAAGTTCGTGGACGGCAAAGGCCGTACAGTGAGCACAGAGGTGGTTGGATTCGACCGTGGACCCAATGGTGGGTACATCCCACTAGTGAAAACTTCTAAGGGCGTCCGCCCTATGACAGAAAACCGATCAACACGCGACGACGACCCTGTCCTTGAGCTATCTGGGGACGACCTGAACTCTATGGTAACAGAGGCCTTCAAATCACAACTGGCTACGGCTGGTACAGACTTTGTTCTGGGCGGAGAGATGGGTAAGATTGATGAAGCCCTGCGTCCAGCCTTCCAGCGAGCGCTCCAAGGGGGTGCCATGAACAACCTCGCTATGGACACTGCGCGCACACAGACTGGGGGCGATCCTGCCGCTATGAGCCATATGCAGGCTATTGTCGGGCGCACACCTGACGAAGCTATGCCAGACCTGCTGACCGAGATGGGGGCTGACCAGAAACAGATCGAAGGGCTGCGTATCCAAGACACGCCTGTAGAAGCCGAAAGCCTGCCGCCACCAACTGGACAGACTGGGGAAGTTGCTACCCCTCCCACACCTTCGACAAAGCCGGAGGTTGTGGGAGACCAAGCCAACCTACAGACTATGCTGGACCAACAAGCGCAACTTAAGACAGATATCCGCGCGCTTGTCTCTAAACCTAATAAAACCAAGAAAGATAGGCAGGACCTGACCGCCATGCGGCGCACACAGCGCGACCTTCGGCGAGACATTAGCCGAGCCCGCACAGCTGTAGGCAAAGCTGACAGCGCGCGTAAGAACGAGCGGAACGCTGAGACTATGGAGATGCCGCTACTCGGAGCCGTCAAAGCGTTCGCGAACTCAATCGGCATTACTAAAGAGGCTGTTGAAGGCTCTGAAATTGAGCAAATGCAGTCGCAGAATGCTTTCTTTGGGCACTTCACAAAAGGCGGCACGCCTGACCAAATCCCGGGGTTTGCCCCTAAGCAAGTGGGGAGAGCTATCGACCAAGGAGCGCAAATCCCAGCAGAGCAGCAACAGCAGGTTGTAGAAAAACTGCGTCAAGACGGCGTGCAGAACGTCGAAGACATGTTCACTATGTCTGATATGGACACTGTTATGGAAGCTGCGCGGGTTATCGCTATGACCAGCGACGGCTCCCGTAAAGACAAACTCGATATCTACAACTCGCTTGTGGGTCGTGCAGTAAATACGGCGCAGACGGGTAATCCCAATCTATCGGCGAAGGACGCCACAGAGCAGAAGATCGAAGCCTTTAAGGCTACGACTGCTCGGATGAAGGAGGTAACTAGTGCTAAAGAGAAGCGTACTGGGGGGTCAACAATCACCTCTCTCAACAACACTCTGGATGAGGTCGAGGCTACTTGGCTCGGGTCAGGGGACGACGGCGTGTCCGGTGCTGGGTCACTGTTTAAAAAAGACGGTAGCTACAAAAAGCCTGATGCCAAGGCGCGTACTGAGATTATCAGACTGTCTCGTAGAGTTGAGGCCGTTAAGCGCGATCCTGATCTCTCCGACGCTGACAAAATGGAGGCGTTCGCGGGCGCGGCGACACTTCAAGCGCAGTACCTCGCGGCGGTGGTTGCTGGTAACAATACTTCTTGGTTTGCTCCCGGTTCTGCATTTAACGACATGTTCTTCAGCCTTAAAGGGCGAGCGAACCCATTCGAGAACCTCTATATCTCTGAGTTCACCGCAGACGGGCGACCGAAGCGATACAGTGCTGTTGACTCTCAGGGGAAACCAGTTGACGGCTCCGTCCCTGCGTCTACCCTCACCGGAAGCGGTATCTCAAACGCCGATTACGACGTACTTACTCAAGTCGCTCTTGCCAACACGGTACGGATTGGCGGAGTATCCCCAGAACTTCAGGAGCGTGCACAAAATGTCATTATCGGGAATTAGCGCTGAAATTCTTGAGGCCGCAGACGCGGCTGAGCCAGCC